AGCGTATAACTGCGGATTAATTTGTACCATTCTTGTAAACATAAACTCAGCATGTGCTTGTATGTGTGATGTATGATCTTGCATTGGAAAAGCTTTTGGGTCTTGTCCACGCATAGCACCAGCATTTTCCATTGCCGGACTCATAGGTTCTGGCATTCCTGGATCTGGTTTTAATATTGCTTCTACATTATCAACACCCATTGCATCATACATTCTTCTGTATGCCTCACGTAAATTATGTAACTGTGGTGCAGCTGATGCTAATTGCAATTGCTGCTGTGCCAATGTTACACGTTGAGCCATAGAAAATATGTTAGGGTCAGATACAGGAAGAACATCTACACGTTCATCAAAATCTGCTTGTTTAATCATTTGATTACCACCAACAACCATGTAAGGATACTGTGGTGGTAAGTAAATTGAAAATACTTTTGAAAGTAATTTAAATTCTATTTTTTGTGCATAGTGTAATCTTTTATGTATTGCACTCATTACTTTAGTTCCACGTTCAATTAGTGCTAGTGTTGTGCCAACAGGGTTTTGTTCATTACCTTCGCCCATTTTCATATCTGCTATTGCTGCAAATGATTTACCTGCATCAACTGCAAATCCTAATAGTTGAAATAATGTTGCACTTGGTTCCTTATAAGGAAGTGGTAATAGTGATTCTTTAATAGATGTACCTGTTACATCCACGTCTCTAAATTCACCTGGTTGTAATGGTTCATCGTGATCACGTATACGCATACCTCGTGCTTTAAAACCTGCTGGTAAGTTAGCAAGAGTACCTGCATCAATTAACTGCCGCAAAACACTTGTTGCAGTTCTTGATAACCCACCTAGCATATGTATTAGACCAAAGCCATAAAACCCTAGTCCTGGGAGGAATTTGTAGTGTACAAAATATTGATTCTTTGCAAAGTTTGGATCGCCTTGTTTGTAATTTCTTTTTATTGATAAAACTTCTTGTGAATATTGATCAATAGAAATTATATAAGGAAGCTTAACACCAGTTTCATCTTCAAATCCTGGTACGTCAGCATTCACATGCATTTCTAATATTACATGTTCTTCATCGCCGGATGAATAACTTTTTTCTGATCCTTCTAATTCATCTACCTTATCCGCAATATCATCTGTGTCAACTTGTCCAGTTGCAAGTTCAATATCACGGTAAAAACCTTGTAGTTGTTGTTTACGTACATCATTGCCGCTTGTTTTAAGTATATGTGTTACACGATCAGCTGACTCTAAGTCAGTCGCCATATAATTAATAACAAGATCTTCACCTGCAACAAACTTTGCACAGGCACGTTTCATTAATCCGTCGTAATAAACTTTTTTAAATGCAGAACCACAAAGTGGTAAGTAAAATAATAACTGATCCATATCTGGATCGTATTCCTGCATTACTTCTGTTATTTGGTAGTTCATAAATTCTTGAACACGCTTCGCCTGATCTTCTGTTTCAGGTGTCGATAGTCCAACAACTTGTGTGCGTACGGGGCCGCTTGGGGGGAGAAGTTCCTTATACGCTTGGGCTTGAAACTGTGTAACAGATTCAGCGAGTAAGGGATGTACGACCCCGGATGCACCTTCGAACGGCTGTGTGCGGTCTTCATATTTGAATCCCAGCATATCAAGGCCTTTGATATAGGTATCTTCCCAATCTTTCCTTGAATCACGATCCGATTCGAATTCTGCTAGTAGATCACTTGCGAATCTACTTAATTCATTTTCATCTATGTATTCTGCTAAGTTTGCGTCGTGTGGTACTTGTGATGTATCTATTGGCGCATCTGGGTCTGTGTTAATCTCTGCACCACCATCATCTAATAATTCTACGTCTGGTTCAAACGCAACATTCTTTTGATCTAATATTACCTCTTCACCAGTTGGTTCTAATTCTAGTGCACCTGTAAGTGCTTCTAACGCTTTATCTATGTTATTTTTATTATCATCTGCCATTGACAGCTATTCCCCCTCTTTTGTAGATAGGTAGTCCTTTTTGAACATTCATTTTAGCCGCATCTTCGAGCCAAATCATTGGAACTTCCCATCCTCTTCCTTTATCATCTATTATAGCAGTTTTTATAAATTTTGCACCACTTTTATTTGCTGCCTTTTTCATAGCACCTTCTGCCATTGGTCCGTAAGCTATAACATTACCCATAAAGTCTTTATTTGATGGATTTAAACTTCTATTTTTAATTGCAGAAGTTGAAATAGTCACACCGTCATATCCACCTTCCTGTGCTACTTTAGTTGCATATTTCATTACAAATTCATTATAATCTTCTGTTTTACTAAATGGTCCTTGAGGAACATTACTATGTTTACCTTCTGCCATTTTAGCACGTTTATCTTCAATAATCTTTCTTACTTTTGCGCGTTCTCTATTCAAACGTGCAATTCTAACTTGCGTTTGTTTTGTTTGTGGCATTGCAGATAACTCTTCTATTTTAGCTAAAATTAATTTTAATTGATCTTCATTAACATTATCAACCTCTTTCATAAGATCACCACGTGGTGCATATTTAGAATTTGCAACTAATTTATCATAATCTTGTTGTTGGTATTCCTTCATTTTAGCATACTCACCTTCAGGTGTTTTTCCTTCTTTTGCCCAATCTGCATGTTTTTTCTTTAATCTTCTTGCAGCAGCATTTATTGGTTGATGCATATCAGATTGTATTTCTTCTATATGTAGTATTCTTCTTCCAAACTCGTCTGTACGATCAGATGTACGCATGTGAACAAATCCACCCATTTTATCTTTACTGCTTAATGCTCCAAAATGCCCACCTCCTAAATCATCGTATAATCTATTAGGTTCTGTTGCACGCGGTGATCCTGGTTTATTACTAGATCTAAATAAAAATTCACGGTAATTTTCACCACCACCTAATGTTTGTTGATCTCTATAAGAAACATCTTTTGCATATTTTTTAAAGCCAGCTAATCTTGCACCTGAAACTTGTGATATATTTTGAAGTGGTTTTTTTAACTCAAATGGAAATTTTTGTGGAAATCCTTCTGTAATAGAATTCGCTACACCAAAATTATCAAACACTGACTTTTCAATTGCATCAATATTCTTTACTATATTCTCTTTATTATTATTCGATATTGACTCCTCAAGAAGTGCTCTTCTATTCTTTAGTGTTGTAAGTACATTTTTAAGAGGACCATCACGGTATTCTTGAAGATTTATTTTATCTATGTTTCTTAGCACATTTAAGTTTCTTTGATCACTGCCAAGAACAGCTACATCTATATTTGGTGCTAGTTTATCATCAAAGTCTTTTACTAGTTGTTCTTTGGAAATAGTCTTTTTACCATTACGTGATAAATGTGTCGCTAATCCTGTATCGTTTAATTCCATGTGTTTTATAATAGGATATCCTTTTGGATTTAGTATGCCGTGTTTTCCTAGTTGCATATACTGTAACCATTGATCACCAGTCATAGCTTCTGACGGCGCTCCAATAATCTTTTCTCTTGATCCCCAATACATTGCACCTGGTTGTTCTGGTGGTAGTTTTTTACCTACCATACCAAGATCTACTTGTGGTGCAGCTTCATTTACACCTGCTGCTGTTTTGGGAGGTCGTGCACCAAAAATTTTAAATGTTGATGCATCTTGTGTCCTTAATGTTGAAAGTTCTTTTAAAGCAGCTTGTGCTTCATTTAAATTTTTAAAAGTTTTATCTAATACTCTCACACCACCTTCATCTGTTATTGTGTATGGTCCTTTTGGAGGTGTATACAGATCAGTCCTAACTCTAGCTAAATCTGGTCCTGTTAACTTAGGTTTAAAATCTGTTAACTTACCTAGGACCTTTGGAGCTAATTTTTTAACCAGCCCACCGCCGACAAAACTTTGTGGATTAGCACGGATCATTGCCACTGCATCGTCGACAGAAAATTTTTCTGCCATACCACCCCCTTCGTATGAATGATAAATTTCCATAACTTGATCATAATACGGATAATTAGGTCCTTTTCTATTTAATTGTCCTGATGGTCCGTATCTTATTATTGCTTCTTTAGTTGGATCCTTACCATATAACATTTCACTTGGGTTTTTTGTGTAAAAATCAATCATACTTGTAAGATAATTTCTTGCCAAAGATTCTTGACCAGTTCTACTTTGACTTGCAATTTCAAATTCTCTGTTTGTCATTTCAGGCATACCATACCCCAATGAAGATCTATATTTACCTTTACTAGGATCAGCTGTAACAAAATTTTTTCTTAATAAACCATATTGACCATGCGCACCTTGTGGGCTTACATAATTTAATCTATCTTGTACTCCTCTAGTTTCTTTGTCACCAATTGCTCTCATTACGTTATTCATATTGTAACTAGGTCTATCCATTGGTGGTTTAGGTTTTGGTCTTATTGCGCTACCACCACGATTAAATCCATGCATGCCGTATCCTCCACGGAATTGTTCTTCAAATTCCATTTCTCTGTTTTCTGCTCTTATATTAGCTTCTTTTTTCATTTTAAGGTCTCTTGCTTTTTCTGCTCGTGCTAGTTCTTTTGTTCTAAATATATTACCAGCTGGAGAAAAAGAATCAACATAACGTTCAAAAAGATAAGAATAGTCTGTGTCATCTGGTATAGACATGTAATCATACATATAATCATCTGGCTTTGTTGTTTTATCTAGAATCATGCTCTCTCTTACATCCTTTTTTCCCATTCCCCAAACTATTGGATCGTCTTTAATAATATCTTCACCGCCAGGTGCCATTCTAAAATTATCATCAATCATTTCTGTATAACCAGTTTTCTTATCAACAGTAATAGCTTGGTTATTATGGAAGTCATCACGAATATCAAATTCTATTTCAAAGTCATCTTTATATTCTCTAAAATTAATTAAATCTTCTTTACCATCTGCAGTCTTAACTGAAAGTTGGTGTGTTTTGTCCCATTCATATTTTGGTCCTTTTACATAAAATATTTCTGTTCCGTTTGATAATTTTTTCCAAAATCCAGATTGTTTACTATCAGCAACTTCTTTAAGCGTATTAGTCATACTTTTAACCCACGGAACTGCATTAGGTAAACTTAATTTAGATGCCTGGGCCAAGGTCGACGCTCCTTTGAGCAATGACTTTGGTACTCCTGCCGCCGCAACTGCAGCACCAGATTGTTTTAAAAATTTTCTACGTGATTGATTAAATGCTGTACTATCAAGAAGTTTTTGTATTCCTTTCTTGATCATTCCACCTTTTGAGTAAGAATGTTTTTTTAAATCTGCTTCTGATATAGGACTTAATAAATATTCATTTAATGCCATAGTTTCATCGCGTCCTAGCTCAAAAAAATTTAATCTTTTAACCGCATCTATTTCAGAAGGTAAAATTATTGGTATAACTCTGCTAGGTAATTTTGCCATTAATCATCCATCATTTCACCAATAACTATAGGTGCTGCATACTGCGACCCATAACTACGTGAAGCATCTAGGAAATTAATTGGTTTTCTTAAAAATGGATTTTTAATAGTAGATCTGTAACCACCACTAAATTTAGGGTTAAGTGTTCCTGGCAATGCTTCTAACATTACTCTTTCAAATATTGATGGTATTCCTTTTTTTGTTCCGTATTTTAATGCAGCTCTACCGGCTCCTGGTAATCCAAAACCCAGAGCTATTTCTGCTAGCATTTCTGGTGTAGCTAAATTTTCTTGCGCTTCTTTTGATGAATAATCAAAAGTTTTATCTTTACCAAAATCCATCATGTATTCTTTTAATGGGTCAAATGCACCAAGATCCATTCTTTCTCCCATGTATCCCATATCACCCATTTTTGTTCCTCGTAGTAATTCCGGATTGTAAATTCCGTATTGATCCATCATATCATCTACATAATTTTTAGCAGCCATTTCAGATACTTGATCATAATATCTATCTGCTATTAACATACCTTTTACTCTATCTCTTTCTGCATTGTATTGATCCATTGTCATTTCAGGATATTCATATTTCATGGTATCATAATCTACATACGCATCTACTTGACTATCAATTAATCTTTCTACATCTTTAGTCATTAAATCATCAACATTACTCCAAGCTTCAGTTGAATAAGGCATTAAGTCTTCTCCTGTATGACGCATTGGATTATCTTCATACATTTCTGGTGTTCCAAGTAGACCTTCCATTGCTGAATCAAAAAAGTAACCTGCACCACTACCTAATCCTTGATATGATTTTGGAACTGCTTGTAATGCTGCTCCTGTAAATTTTAATAATTCTGCACCAGCATTTAATGGCACTGCAGCATAATCACTTATTTGTCCACCAAGATCATAACCACCTGTTAAATCATATAATGCTTCACGAGGAGAATACATATCACCCCATGATTTATCACGCATGTCTTGTTCAGCTGTTGGTGATTTAGGTCTACTATAAAAATCTGCTTGATCTCCAAAAAAATTAGCTAATCCAAACGCTGCTTTTTTTATTGGACTTCTGTAAAATCTATCTTCATCTAAAAGATACTCACCCCACGTTTCAGGGTTAGTTCTTAGATCTCTAGAAACTTTTGTACCTTTACTTTTTTTCTTTCTTAGATCTTCTGATACTTTTGTGCCCATTAATAATATTCTCTCCCTGTGCCAATCTTGACACTATCCTCATCTTCATAGTCATCTTTTAACCCAATAAAGTAACCTTGTCTATAACGCATTAGCGCTTGCGTGGTAGAATCCACGTAGTCGTCGTGATCACCGAACGGAAATGCTGCGCATTCTTCTATCACTTCCTCGGCGAACTTTTTAGTGGGCGCCCATATAGCTCCTGATTCAAACAGGGGAGCTACGCTGTTTACCCTAGAGTGTTTATCATTTCCTCTTGAGGGTGTATAGTTTATAACAGGTATTCCTGCCTTTTGCAACTCATGAGTTAACGGTAGGCCACTCGCCTTGGCTTCTATAAGAATTGCCTCAGGTTCCCAGTACTTATATTCATCTTGCGCAATCGCTTTTAACTCCGGAAAGTTCCATCGTCCTTTTTTTGCATCTAATAAGATCAAGGCCGGAGGGCCACCTTCCTGCGGCGTAAATACACCCCACGTTGTTATTGCTGAGTAATCGGCTGTCTCTTTTGCACTAAATGCAGTATCATATGATTGTATTATATATTGTAAGTGTGGTATTTCTTCTTTCTCCCATTCTTTCCACCATTCACGTTTTATAAGTGCACCTTCCTCGGATGTAGGTTGCTGCATCCATTGTGCTTGCCATTTTGATTCGGGTATTGATGCTTTAACACCAAGTAGTCCTTTCATGGACCAAAAATTACCCCACATAGGTTTATCATTTATTATCGCTGGAAACTCTACAACTTCCCATTGATCTGTTTCGTCATCTTTACCTTGGGCCTCTAGCAGCTTTCCAGTGAGATCTTTT